CCCAGTGCAGGGGCCAAGAATGGCAGGAAAGCCTCTGGCTGTCCGGTCACAGGGTTGATCGTCAGGTTTCCCGTGGGGGAGAGCGATGCGATGCCCGCAACCTCAACTGGGTTCATGTGTACCAGCATGGAATCCCCGTAGCGTCCGTACTGGGCCATCTGATCCATCATTGGCTTTGCTGGGTATTGATTGTTCATTAGCTAGTCTCTACACCGAATAAGTTGAAGCTGACATTGGCCGCGCTTGAGTACACTTTTACCACGTCCTTTTGGCCTAAGCACAGGCCAATCACCACCGTTCTGGATGTGGTAGCCGCCAAGTCTTCGTCATAAAAAATAAACTGCTTGTCATCTGCTCCAGCATTGTTCACATGCACACTCACGCGAAAGGTAATTCCAGACCCTCCCCGGTTGCATACAACAAGTGAGCTACAAGTAGTCTGCGTTAGGTCGGGCGCTGAGTACAGCGTTGTTGTGGTCGTTGCACTCACATCTACCTGACCAAGAACCTTAATCGCGTCAGCCACTTGACGCCCCCATCAGCAGAAACTGGAACCGCCTAAGAGCCAGCGATGAGTCTTTGCTGGTCTTGTTTCGATTGGCGTCCACCTTCGCATCAAGATCCTGAAAGCTGTTTTCTATCGTCCGGCGAGTTACCTGTTCGTCTCTTGCCAGATACTCTAGCGGTGCAACAGGCAGAGGTCTCGTTGCCATTAGCGTCTCCCGTCCGTTCTAATGCCGAGCCGTAATGATCCCACTGACCAACCGTAACCCAAGCCGCTTGACTCAATCCGAATGATTGACTCTCTCGATCTGGCCCGGACGTGCTCCTGCTGTGATGAGCTTGTTACTGTCGCTGTTGACAGTGTGGCGGGCGTCTCCAGTGGGAAGTTTCGCCCCTTAAATACAATATCAATACTGGCGTTAGATTGATCTCCAAGCAACGTGAAGTCGGGGATCACCCTGTTTATCATCATCAGTGAATCGCCATCACCAATGCCAATGTCTCCCGACTCCACATACGCCACAAGTTCTGATCCGTCAGCGTCATACCCTATCTCTTGCGTATACAGGTAGTTCGTCAACACATTGTCGATGTCATTAGTAGCCGCAATCGGGTACTCATGGAGCGGCGCGTTAAAGTACGCTCCTCGCCCTAGAGTTCCTACGGCCCAGACGTTTTCCACATAATTGAAAGAGACGTAGTTCGTGATATCTGTGTTACCACTGCCAACTGGGTAATACCACGTTACTTCTGAGTAGTCAGGATTAGTGGTTGCAAATACCTTGTAGATTTGGTCTTTGTTTATGTTGTCAAAAACATATCGCTCTACCGAGCAAGGCATTCTTTGCACTGCGCCTCGGTAGATGTAGAAGCCGCCGGGGTCCATGAAGTACATGGTGTCGCCAGCAACAATCGCCGACTTTGGTGAGGCAAACGCTACATTCTCCGCCACAGGTGTGAACGAGAAAATAAAGGGGGCGCCCACATACCGCATCGACACTAGGCCATTGTCGGTGCTAATTAGTATTTCTTGGCGAGTCTTGATGGCGCCCACAATCGCGGTGCCTGATGACAAGACCTGACCGCCCGCTGAGTTTGTTGCTGTGGGCGTCCAGTCTGCCGCACTTTCTTGATCCGACCAGCGCACCAGTAGCGGGTCAATCTCGCCTCCGCCAATCGGGTTTACGCCAAAACAAATGACATGCCGGTCTATGTCAGAGACCATCACTTGGAGGGCGCCTGTCGGAGTGTTGCTTGCCCCTCCAACAGAGCTAAGCGCAACGCCTCGCGCCTCCACTCCGGAGGATTTGTCCCAGTAATAGACCCCTCCCGCTCGCGGGTTAAATATCAGGTCATCGCCAAACGCATCTTGGCTGTATATGCGTAACTGGTTGGTTGCGCTGATCGTAGAGCTAGCACCCCATGATCCAGCACCCCACGGGTTTACGCCCCACCCTGTAGAGCGAACATAGCTATTTAGCCCGACATTTATTTGATAAGCCGCTGTAACCGACCCGCCGCCATTCGCCGTGTCACTAGAGTTGGCGGTCACTGCTGAGCCGCTCGTATCTACCGCGCTTATCGTGTAGGTGTTGACGGTAAGCACAACCTCAACTTGATATTCTTGATTTAACACTGCGGCAGTAATATTGCCGCCTAACGACGTGGCGCCAGAAAATGTCACAAAGTCACCGGATACAGCGCCGTGGCTGTTGTCGGTCACAGTGATCGTAGACGAGCCATTTGTTGCGGCAAATGTTGCCGCATTCGTGGTGGTCGCCCTGATCGGCGTAATGTCGTTTAGTGATCCACCCTCCTCAATATAGAACTTGAGGTTTGTGCCAACACCGAGAAACAAGGAGCCGTCTTTGGTGCCCCAGTCCATAAGCGAACGGCACACACCCTTAACAACGCCCGCGATGTACTTTTCCCAGCCGCCGATTTTTTCGACGCGGCCCTTTCTGAATCGTATCTTGTCTGAGTCAAACCACCCAGAGTCCGTCGTATACTGAGTGCCTTCTTTATCGACACCCGGATTAAATGCAACTTTTGATAATGGCATTTCTTGGCCTCAATAAGTCCAGAGCACCGGCTTAGTTGATCTAATGTCCACATGCACAAATGTTTTTGCTACGCCTATCCCACTAAATCCCATAGACAATGCGTTTTTCACCAGAGTCATTCTATCGGCGCCATTCTCAACCCGAATGTCTGCGGCTACGCCTCTTGCGTGAGTGCCGGGACCATTAGGCTTGTCTCTTTCTGCGCTATGCTTGGCCGACCTGTATCCAGATACAATAGAAAATGGAAAGCCGCAAACCCCCCGAAGCTCGTCTAGCGCATATAAGAACTCGGGCTTCATGTCATTTTCGCCCGTCTCAGAACAATCAAACTCAGACGAGCTAAAGTACTTGTATGTCATTCTTTTCTTCCGGAACCTAAAAACAATCCAAACGAGGCGGTAAGTGCTCCTGTCATTACAGAAACTAATGCCGCCTGCTCTGGATGTGGATCAGGAAGATCCATAAACCAACCTACGACCTGATAAGTCATGATTAGCATCGTAATCATCAGCATGCGTGGAATGATTCGTAGTTGCTCAAGCCGGTCAATCATTGTTGCTTCTTGAGCTTCATCAGCTTATCTGCGCCGCGAATGCCAAAGCTGGCACTAACTGCAAGAAAAAGAAGATACTGATACCAATCAGGAAGAGTATCCAAAGCCCTAAAACTAGCGAGCACCCGATCAACAACACCGGAATCATTAACCACAACAGAGTATCCAAGACAAAACAGAGGGACCGCGAGCACAAGAGTCCAAAACTCATCCTTCCAGCTTGAGGCTGAAGCGCCAGCCATTTTGCTTTCCCAGTCTGCATCATTCTGTATTACCTGAAGTTTTGCCTGATGCTTGGCCTGAGCCTCTTCTTTTTTATTGTTAAGGTAGCCCCCGATAAGGCTAGTAATCGGAGATATCAGCGCCTGCCAGACCACTACTTGTCAGCCTTTTCATCTAGCTTTTCAAGAATCTTATCTAGCTTGTCTTTGATTTCTCTGATTTCTCGATCATGCGATTGCCTTGCCATGTCGGTTTCTGTGCGAAGAACCGCCAGTTGCGTGGCGTGATCTTGCTGACGGACAAACATCAACCAAAGAAAACCCGCTATAGGCATTACAACCCATCGAAGCACTGTCTCCAAAACGTCCACCTTACTTACCACTCGCCATAAATTGAGCCGCTCTCCGCAGATCCGCACGGTGAGCCTTTTCGCAATGGCCGGCCTCAAACGGTCTAAATAATATATTTAACACAAACATCATGCCGCCCCAGAACCAATCTTCTTGCTGTCGGTAGCTACGCCCAGAGATGGACTCGTTAGGGTTTTCGCTCAAGAACAACACAACATTAATTAACTGAGATAGTGCATCGCCACAGCGCACAAGATAAGCACCAATCCCAAAAAACCAATCATAAGCGTCACCATTAACTCGCCACATAATAAAAATCCTTTTACCGCGCCAGAAATTAGTTGCAAGTCACTACGACTTTGTTGTTTGAATCTGTAGTGATAACGCAACCGTTAGCCTTCAGCATGTCTTGCATAATCAAGTCGCTCTTGTTGAGGTAACTTAGCCAATCCGTAGTGTTTCCTCGAATATTAATCATGCCTTGGATGCCTGCGTTCTCAACCGAGTCAATGCCGTTATTACCAAGCGTGACAAGGTTTGCCATACCGTTGGTGCCAAGACCGTAAAGGTTATTCATGCCGTTAGTACCAAGCGTGGTCAAGTTGTTCATGCCGTTGGTGGCAATAGCCGTATTAGCGTCAAATCCTGACTCACCTAGCTGGGTGAGGTTGTCCATGCCGGTGACACCAAGGGTCACCATGCCGTCAACGAATGGGGTGTAATCAACATTACCTAGCGCCTCATATCCGGCGGCGGCGGAGTCAGCAAACGCACCGTAAAGCGCCTGTTGAGTATTGGCGTCAGCATTGATGCGAGCCAAATCTACTCGCGAGTTGTATCGCGCCATCGTCTTGGTAGAGTCGGTCTGCATCCACATCATCCCCAGATTGCTGACCGGCGCCGCAAGTATAGAGGCCCATTGAATCGCGACAGATTGCTGTGGTATTGGCTGTACTGTAGGCGTCTGAGTTAGCGCAAGCGCCATTACAGCGGCACTCGCGGCCTGCCCGTCACCAGCAGAAGCTATAACAGCCAGCGCATCAAACTTGGCTTGCGTGGCGGCGGCATTTGCTTGCGCCGCTTTTTCTACCGCTTGGTAGTAATCAGTCGCGGCAGTAGTACACCCCGCTAACAAGACAAAACTTACCGCTAAACAAAGCCCTTTCATGCGCTTTTCCTCTTAGCCTTCAGGCCAATCGTTAAAAGTTGAAGGATTATCTGGAGTACCTGCTATCAATGTGACAAACTCTGCATGAGTAGTTACCGCGTTGATCTGAGTTTCCATAGAGTTTGAGGCAGTGCGTACCGCCGTTCTGTAGGTTAATACGTCAGCAGGAATGGCAACACTAGCTTCCGCCCTGCGTATAACGTACCAATCAGTAGGAGCTAGCAAACTTCCTGCCTCTGCTTTGACTTTGGCGCACTCTTGAGACTTTAGACCCAGCGTAATGATTGGGTTGCCATCTGTGTCAAAAGCAGGCTCACCGTCAGTTTCGTCTATTTCGTGTACGTCATCTAGCGCCTTGGGTACGTCTGCCGCCCAATAAAACCGTGGGTCAAACGGAGCAGGGTCATCTACCCACACTAGACCAGCCGCAGTCTTCGCTTCGTCTGACCAAGATCCCCAATTAGTCGGGTGCTTAATTCCGTCATCATTCGTCCAGCTTCTGCCTTCGCGAATGACTGTAGTGTTATATGTCCATGCCATTGTTGTTACCTCGCGTTGGCGTATTTGAAGGGCATCTCTGCAAATGCCACGTAAAGGTATGAGCCAGTATTAGACCCATTGTATGCGGCGTTGCTATTTACGATTCTAAACCCGTTAGACAGATAATCTATTGCGTGTCCCGTTCCTTCTGCGACATCAAGGTTTGCGTACAGTGTTGCGTTATCTAAGGGGTTATATGGGCTTCTTGCAGTGTCGTTGATGTACCAGTTTTCAGTGCCATTTGTTCTTTTTATCATCACCCACGCTGGCCTAAATCCGGTATAAATAATTGGCCCAAGCGCACTTCCGTTATCAAGATAAGCCCCAATCTTGCTGAAGCCTTCTACGCTGTGAAAGCAGTAGGCTACAAAGTCACCAGAGGTATACCAATCTTTAAACGTGGTGGCCGTTATCGTCATGGTGTCATCACCACTAAATACGTGGGTATCGTCTAGTCGTGCATAATCTATAGTCCCGTCAATTGTTGTAGTGAACGTGTACCATCCAGTACTAGCAGTACGAGATTTATGTATGAGTAATTCTGGCGCTTTGTCTAAACCGTGCCCTACGTCATTATGGCCGCTGGCCGCAGTAAAAGTGACAATACTAAACCCAGCATCAGTATTGGCAGACACTATAGATGTAATATCTCCTTCATTATTAGTTACGCCTGAACCGCCAGCTTTCCAGTTCCATGCAACCTGACCAGAAGCGGCATTTCCACCTACGTTTGATCCATACGAAAATCCATCAGAATCAAAAGATGTGAGCGTTGTAGATAAAGTATTCGCTCCGTTAGTGTGGTTAGGCATTAAGTAATTTTGTGCGCCTCTAATAACATCGTATAGCTCATGGTCATAGGCATTTGCTCTGTTTTTAAGCCAAACCATATCAGGCTGAAAACCTACGCCAGTAACCGATATTGACGAACCATTACCTGTATACACCACAGTATTAAAGTAATCTTGTGGGCTTGCGTCTAAGGCAGGGTTAAACGCCGCTGGTGGATCAGGCAGGTTAGCCGTACATAAAGCTAGATGGCCTGAAGGCGGGCTGTAGTAAAAGTCACCGCGTCCGTTAGCGTCTGTGTTGCCTTGTGCTGTTTTGTTTCCAGCAAAGCTAGAGTCTTGCCCAAAATTAACTACGCCTGTTGTACCCGTAGAACCGCTAGTTCCGTCACAAAAAAGAGGGACTAAACCCGAAACATCATAGGTTTTTGTGTACATTAAAGAATTATTTTTGTAAAACTTAACATCAGTTCCATCGTAACTAACGCCAACAATATCGTCATCTTCTGCGCCTTTACCCGCGTCAGCACCAGAATCAGTAGATCCATTTACAAGTAAATAACCAGCAGTCCCATACGAGTAGTATGTAATAGAAGGGTTTGCATCGGAAGGAAACGCATTGCGGCAATCAGACCTACAAAAACCTACTACGGGAGAAAACCCCGCTGTTTTTACATATACCTCAAAATACCAACTTTTAGTGGAAGGAACGCCTATAGTGCCTTGACCAAAACCACCGCCCGTTACAGGAGTGGCATACTGTAAGCCTCCCTGAGAGTATGAGTTATATCCTGCCCAAGAGCCGGGAGAAAGCGTGTTTAAAATGGCAAAGTTGTTTGTCGGGCTATCCGGCACTTGATCCGTGGCTACAATGTTTGTAACTGTCCAAGTATTGCCGTTACCGCTGGAGTCCGTGCCTAGTGAGCTAGAGTTACCAAACTTCAAGTAATACCCTAAAGAGCCGTAGCTACCTGTGTACGCTTTAGGAATCCATGTGTCTGACTTGGTTTCGCCAAAACTGGCTGGCGTTAGTGCAGTGCCATCAACAAAGTTTACTTCGGTTATGTAGCCATCAAAGTAAGTGGTGTCGTATGGCGTAGACCCAATAGTATGTTCGTTGGTGTTGTTGACGTATCCTTGCTTGTAGCGATTTGGGTCAGAACTTTCGTACCAATCTGTTATTTGCTCGCCATTAACATATATTTTAATTCTGTTTGAAGCTGTTTCTTGGCCTGTATCTGTAGCAATTACAATGTGATACCAAGCGGCAGGATCTCTAAACCTTTGAGAGCTAGTGTAAATCCAATCATACGCACTGCTGGTGTATCCGTTGTAGCTTAACCTGTCGTTGCTATCAAAAAACAAAACATCTCTGTTTACACCGCCAGTACCAGCACTAAAAACACCGTCATAGCCAGAGTCTGCGAATTTTGAGCGTTTAATCCACGCGCTAAAAGTCCATGTCCTCATGTTGCCAGTAGACGAGGGTGTTATGCTTAGTTGTGAATTAGCATCAAACCGTACAGAGTTGTCTATCTCATGCGGATAGAAGCCCGATGAGTACATCCATTGCGGTGAGCCAAATGGACCTGACATAGCTTATCCTCAGCTAAACGCGAGTTGTGGAGCGCCAAGCAAGATGCGGCCTGATGCGGCAACAACGTAAGGCACAATGTCCGTGGTCGATGCGGCAGAAGACAGGGTAAGCCCTGCTCCGCTGGCTGTCTCGTAGTCAGTACCAAGAGACACTGTTCGACTCCCCGTACCATCCTGAATAAACACGATAAACCCGGACTGACCTAAAATCTCCGTGCTTGGGTTAGCCAAGGTTACGTTGCCTGTTAGCGTTAGCACAAAGTTCTGATCGGCACTAAAGTCCAGAGTAATTGATCCGCTGTTACTGGTATCCGTTTCAGTGCTAGCGACTGCGGTAGTAAACACACCCGCCGTAAACGTACCTGCGGCGGCAGTAGAGCCACCAATAGTCACGGCATCCGCAGTACCGCCGTTGATGTCAGCAGTAGTCAGCACTGCACTTGCTACCGTCACTACACCTGTAGAATCTGCAATAGACCCTGCGGCTGTACCATCTTTAGCTTTTAAGTTCGTTACTTCAAGATTGGTTGCATCAACCGTCGTGGCATTTGCGGTGGTAAACGTGCCAACTGCGGCGGTAGAGCCTCCGATGGTCACATTGTCAGCCGTACCGCCATTAATATCAGCGGTGGTTAGCACCGCACTCGCTATCGTCACTACACCTGTCGAGTTAGCAATAGACCCTGCCGCCGTGCCGTCCTTGGCTTTTAGGTTGGTAACTTCAAGGTTGGTTGTATCCACGGTGGTGGCATTTACCGTGGTTGCATTTGCCGTAGTTACGGTTAGCCCCGTGACAGTTAAGTCAACATTAACGTCCGTAACCGTTGCGCCTGAGCCGCCGCCATTAAACTTCAGCAGGACATCTGCGCCGCTAACAATCTCAAAGTCATTTGAAGCGTTATAGGTGCCCTGAAAAACAATAACAGAGCGACTGCCCGACAGGCTGTTGCGGATGTGGACAATTTTCTCGGCATTGTTAGGCGTAAGCTGAACGTACGCCGTGCCGCCTAAGTCACCGCCGTCAACAAACTCAATGAATTTGTTTCTTCCGTTAGAAGAGGCGCCGTCCGTTATAGGCAGGGCGGTAGGCGACCCAGAGCTTCCAGCAGACGACAGCGTAATGGAGATAATCCCGTTGACGGCTTCATCAAGCAGGTCTAGGTTGGTATTGGTCGTAGTGCCCCATGTTCCTGACTGTTCGCCAGTAGCAATCTTTTCAATACCAAGGTTTGTTGTGTAAGTGCTAGGCATTAATCAATCCTCTTTATGCCGCAATTTCTTCGTAGTTTGGCGTCTGCGACGGCGCTATGTTTGAGTAGCTTGGTGTTTGATCGGGAACAATCGACCCCCAAACAATCACCGCCCCTACCGACCCTGTTGCCGCTAGCCCTTCAACGGACACATTGGCTTTTGCGGCGGCGGTAACAGATCCAACCGACCCTGTAGCAGAAAGCCCTGTGACGCTTATGTTGTTGTTTGTGACTGTGGATGCAGACCCAACTGATCCTGTGGCGGCAAGCCCTGTGACCGTTATGTTCGCTTTTGCTGTTACTGTGACAGAGCCAACCGACCCCGTGGCCGCAAGACCTGTAACGGCAACGCCAGTGCCCGGAGCGGCAGTGACTGAGCCTACGCCTCCGGTAGCACCTGCGTTAGTATTGCTACCTTCGTTCCACCCAGCACTGCCCCAGCCGCCACGACCCCAACCAGTAAACGGGACAGTTGCGTCAGACATTACGCTATCCGGATAATTGCGTTGCTCGCGTCAGCCGTGGGAAAAACAATAGTAAAGTCTCCGCTAGAAGATGTTTTATCTGAGCCGAAGTCCAAGACTACTACCGTAGGGTCTCCACTGGCGCTGTCGTTGTAGATTAGCGCGCCTCTAGCCGTGAGCGACGAAGAGCTAAACGTCAGGTCTGAAAAGTCTGTGAGCGCAGTGGTGCTCGACGTAGTTGGATCAACCCGCGTAAGAGTTCCTCCGCCTGCCGTATAGCCTGTCCCGCTAGTCTCGTTACTGGTCGTATACGCAGTTGTAGCGGCAGTAAAGCTGGCGCTATTGGTATACATGGCCAGCTTAAACGTACTGCCACCAGAGTTTTTAAAATTGTGGACGCCTTCAAGTAATTCTTTTTTGAAGGATGTGCACATAAAATTGCCACTAAACGCCATTTAAAGCCTCCTGATAGCTTCGGCTAAGTCTTTTTGCCCTGCATCAAGCAAGGCGTTATAGATGGTTGTGCGATCAGAATTAATCGCCTCTTGCATGTAATGCAATAAAACAGAGCGAATCTGACTGCGATAGGCAAGAGCCTGCTGTTTTAATGTGGGGTGAGCGGCGTCAGACACAGATAAAATACGGTCTAGACACCTTTCTGCTATCTCTTCTGGGGTAAAACCCCTATTGCTGGTAGTTTCCACCCCAACGGTACCAACCTCCAGTTCAAGCATTAGGTTCGCATCTTCCTGACCGCGCCACTGCGATAGCTGTCAGTGGTGCTATATCCCTCTCCTAGCTCTTCCAGACGCTGAACGGCGTCTTCATACCTCTGGGCATACAACTGCATTAAGTCGGGATCACCCTTCAGGTAAGTGTAAGCCTCTACCAAGCAACCATACAGAAGGGTTGACTCTGCATTGGTGCCCAGCCAGCTTGTGCCTGAGCTTGCAGTGGTGATGGACTCGGGCTTGTGGAAGTAATGAAGCTCAACAGTAAAGTTGCTGTTTGGCGTTGGGCCAATCAGGAAGTAATCTTCACTAAAGGCGGCGTAAGTTTTGGGCACCCCTGTCGTGGTTGAATCGGGATACGCCTCACGCATGTAGTTTACATCTTTAAACAGAAGATACTCGTACCCAGAGTTGTTTATTGCCAGCGAGTATGCCGACAAAAAGTCTGACGGCATTGCTAGGTAGTTGTTGCCAGAGGTCATAGTCCCCGTGACGTTCTTCCTAAAGTCCGGAAGCTGACAGCGTTTTAGTATCCTATCTTCCGCCTGAGTAATGATTGTCGGCAGATTATTGACAAAGCTGGTCTCGTTCGACTCAACATAGTCTTGAATTGTTTGCTTTAGCGTTGTAAATGTAAAACTCATACCGTGTTCACCTTATAGCCCATGCCACTGTGGACAGTGCAGTATGTGTAGAGCGTTGGCGCTCCTGAAGCCACAGTAATCTGGGTATAGGCGCCTGAGCTTCCCGGTGTGCCAGAGGTCGTTACTCCGGTCGTGTACTCGCCACCGCCGCCGTGCGAGCCATCAGATGTGGTTGAAAAGCGCAGTGGGTGGCCAGAGTTACTGCCGGCTGACTGGTCAAATCGGTAGGTTTGACCCTCACTAATATTGACGCCACTTGTCCCCGGCAATGTTCCGTCTTGATAATATTTGTTGCCAGATCCGGGGTTGCTTACCGTTATCGCATAACTGGTTACGTTGACGCTTGCCGTAACACCGCCTCCTGCCGTTTGTCCGGCGACCCCTGTAGGATATACAAGCGTATCTTGCAAGGACGCCGTAACCCCGTTTACAGCCGAGTCTCCAGCAAGCCCCGTGGGGTACACAGACACATTATCGGATGCGCCAATCTCAATGCTTACGCGACCGACGTGCCCTGACATGTCGAGACCGACAGTGCGGCTACCCAGAGCAGTATCACCGCCACCCACAGGATTGAACGCAAATAAAGCCCGGCTTTGATCCAAGCTATTGTCGGGTCTTGGATTCCGAAGAGCTTGCGGATCACTCGCATTTACATCCCCCAATTTAAGCTGAGGCTGATCTTTATCTACAACATCGCGACCAACGAGCAGTCCATTCCATCGGCCATCTTCTATCTGCTTGACCAAGTCCCTAATCGGATAGCGAAAGCCAGTCCTGTCGCAAAACCCGTAAGCGCGCTTGCCGGTTACATAGCTACTCATAAGTCGTTATACCCACCGGGAGCCATATACAGGGCCGCTTTTTCGCGAGCAGAATCAGCCGCCAAAGACCACTGCTCCTCATACACCTGCTTGAGCATCGGAGCCATCTGCATAGATTCTGGCCGCTTGCTGGCAATTTGGTAGGCAAGTCCCGACACCAAACAAGGCAAGAATCTTGCCGGCACATCCATGTTGTTTGATGCGGGACTGCCTGTGTCTTCTATCCGTTCCATGTAGTAATACTCGAACGTATAGCTTTGAGTCGCATCAGGAACCGGCCAGAAATGCACGGTAACCCCAGTGGGTTTGCGTTCAACGTAATACTGCAACGGACGCCCCTGAGTCAGCTTGTTTGTCTGGTGGGCATACTGGCTCACCGAGATTCTTTGCATCGTCAGGTCTGATTGCTTGGAGGTGTTGCCTGCGTCTGTGCGAAGCAAGCCTTCGATAATGTCTAACTTGTCAGCACTAAGGTCGTATGACGAAGTTCCTGCGGTGAGAGCCTGAGAGGTATTTCGTACCGTCCAGAGATTAAGGCCGCGATTTTGCCATTCAAGCATAAGTAGATCAAGACTGCGGCGAGCAGTTTTGTAGTCATACCCGCTCCTAAGCTCCAGACCCGCGCGCTCATACGCCTCTTCCATAATGTCTGACAGGTCAAGGGTAAAACTGGTTGTTCCGCTTGTCGCCATTTATACAGTCCGCCCTATAGTCCTGCCTCTAATGGCAATTCCGTTTCTACACTTTGGCTT